TTTACCAACTACATCTACAACTAATATAGCAATAGCTGCAGATAACGTTTCTATCACTGCAGGAAACACTATAAATTTTTTAACAGATACTTACTTTCCAGAATCATTAAATAATCCTACTAATTTAGGTATGAGAATTTCTATATCTTCTGCACAAAATATAGCTAATGCAGTATTTACAATTGTTGGAACAGCTCCAAGTGGAGCAGCTTTAACAACTACAGTAACAGGTGTAAATGCTGGTACAGTAAGTACAACTGATAATGCAGCAGGAGTATTTTTGTCTGTAACTTCAATAACTGTTTCAGTAGCAACAGCAACTAATGTTAATGTGGGAACTTTAATATCAGCAACTCTATCAAACACAGGAATTATTTTTGCTGGAAGAACTAGAGTAAGAGGTATGCAAGCTTACGCATCAGGAACTGCAGGAACAATAGATTTTCATAATACGTCTTTAACAGGAACTATTGTATCTAAATTTTATGTAAGTGATGGTGTAACTGGTGGATATGATATTGAACCATACATTCCGGATAACGGTTTATTATTTAAAACCGGAGCATTTATTAATCTTCAATCTACTCGTGTAGTAGAAGCAATAACAGTTTACTACGACGGTCCAAATCCAACAGGTAGTTAGGAAATTAAATGGCGACTATTACTTTTACAGTCACCGTCGCAAGTGGCACCAATGCTTTTGGCACTGCTAATAAGTTTTTTATTAATGGTGAAGTAAGTCCTATTTACTATTTACAAGAAGGTAACACTTACATATTTGATCAATCCGATGGGACTAATGCTAATTTTCCTTTTCTTTTTTCATCAACAAAAGATGGAACAAATACAACAGGTGGTGCAAATTATACAACAGGTGTAACAGTAACAGGTACAGCAGGTCAAGCTGGAGCTAAAGTTACAATTGTTGTCGCTCCGGTAAGAACCGTTGGTGCTCCAGTATTATTTTATTATTCTACAGCTTTAGCTGGCATGGGTAATACATTACAAACTGTTTCCCCTACTTCTGAAACTACAGAATTTAATCCTCAAATAGATGATATTATAGAAGAAGCTTATGAGAGAACAGGTGTAAGAGGAACTAGAACTGGTTATCAATTAAGAAGTGCTAGAAGATCTTTAAATATTTTATTTCAAGAATGGCAAAACAGAGGCGTTCATTTATGGAAAGTAAAACTTGCTAAAGTTCCTTTAGTATTAGGACAAGCCGAATATAGTTTTGCAACAGATAGTGTTAATTTTCCAAGTGATATGACTTCTATTTTAGAAGCTTACTATAGAAATAATTCTACAACAACTGCACCTGTTGATGTTGTTTTATCTTCAAGAAGCAGATCTCAATACAATGCAGTACCCAATAAATTAGTTCAAGGAACTCCTTCACAATTTTATGTGGAGAGAAAAATAAATCCTAGTGTATTTTTATATGCAACACCAAATTCAAGTGTGTCTAGTACATCTACACCAAGTAGTTTTCAATTTTGTTTTTACTATATGGCTAAAATTCAAGACGTAGGTTCTTACAATTACACACCAGACGTAGTTAATAGATTCTTTCCTTGTATGATTTCAGGACTTGCATATTATTTAAGTCAAAAAGTTTCACCAGACAGATCTGGAGAACTTGAAAGAAGATATGAAAGTGAAATTCTAAGAGCATTAGATGCAGACAATCAAGGTACATCTACATTCATATCACCACAAACTTTTTATGGAGATGGAGTATAATGGGAGTTTTTGCTAAAGGTAAACAAGCATTAGCAATTTCTGACAGATCGGGATTAAGATTTCCTTATACAGAAATGTTAAGAGAATGGAATGGATCTTTAGTTCACACTTCAGAATATGAACCAAAACAACCACAGCTTGAACCTAGACCAGTTGGATCAGATCCGCAAGCTTTACAAAATCCAAGAGTACAAGCAGAGAGTACTCCACAATTAATTTTATTAGAAAATAATCCATTTGAAATTATTATTTCAGGAGGTAATACATTTGTTAATGTATATTCAGTTGATCATCAAAGATTAGCTAACTCCGTAGTTAGATTAAGAGGTGCACCACAAGTAACAGGAGCAGGTGCAGGAGGACCAGACACTTATAATTTACAATCCTTCGCTCCAATTTCTACTTTTAATAATGTATCAGATATAAGTAGAGCAGCGGGTTTTACAATTTTATTAGGAAAAATAGCAGCCAATGGAACAGTATCAGGTGCAACAACAACTGATCCTTTAACAACTCCTATTAATTATTTTTATTTTCAAAGTACTAGCAATGGAACAACATCTGGTATAAAAGGTGGTGGAGACAGTTGTTCAGCAGGACCTGTAACATTGGAAGCAATATAATATGGCATACACTTTAGCAAATTTACAATCAGATATTAGAGATTATACAGAAGTATCAGACACTGTATTAACAGATAATATTTTAAAAAATATTATTATAAATGCAGAAAATACAATTTTAAGAGCTGTACCTACGGATCAAAATGCACACTACGCAACATCTAGTTTAATTGTTGGAAATAAATATGTAACTATACCTGAGGATCTAAGATCAATTAATTATGTTCAACTTAAAAATTCTAATGGTGAACAATTTTATCTAGAACAAAGAGACCCTAGTTTTATGGCAGAGTACTACTCTACTCCCGGAACTTCAGCAGTAGATATACCAAGATATTATGGAAATTGGGATGAAACTTTTTGGTTAGTAGCTCCTACTCCTGATAAAACTTATGAAATTACAATGGCATATAATAAAGAAAATGTCAGTATAACCAATACAACACTACCTACTGCAGCTGCTCCAGCATCTACAAATGGAACATATTTATCTAATAAATATCAAGATTTACTTTTATATAGTTGTCTGATAAACACATTTGGATACTTGAAAGGTCCACAGGATATGATACAATATTATCAAGGGCTTTACCAAAATGCACTTACAACGTATGCAACTGAACAAATTGGTTACAGACGCAGAGACGAATATGAAGATGGGATGATTCGTCAACAATTAATATCTAAATCACCATCGGGTTAAAAATAAATTAAATAAAGGAAAAATAATATGGCAAATATAATACCGTTCGCATTTAGAGGAGAACTCTTGTCGGGAACACACAATTTCGCAAATGGAGGAAACTCTTTTAAAATAGCTTTGTATACATCATTTGCTGCATACAGTACTGGAAGTACAGTATATCAAACTACTAATGAAGTAAGTTCTAATAATACTGGATACACAACAGCAGGAAAAGTTTTAGCAGGGCAAGCAGTGGTAAGCACCGGTGCAGTAGCAACTGTTGACTTTACTGATTCAACATTAACAAGTGCTACCTTTACTGCAAATAGTGCAGCTATTTACAATGATACTAATGGAGATAAATTATGTGTCATATTAGATTTTGGAGGAAACAAAACTGCTACTAATGGTACGTTTACAATTTCATTCCCTAATCCAAGTACACCCGCTAATGCAATAATAAGTATGGCATAAGGACAAAATAAATGGCTTTAGTAATAAACGACAGAGTTAAAGTAAATGCTACCACAACAGGTACAGGTGCAATTACATTGGGTGCAACTCAAACTGGCTTTGATAGTTTTGGAGCAGCAATTGGAAATAATAATACAACTTATTATACAATTTTTAATCAAGGTACTAATGAGTTTGAAGTAGGACTTGGAACATTAAATGCTAATAGTACAACACTAACTAGAACAACTGTTTTAACAAGTTCTAATTCTGATAATGCTGTTAATTTTTCATCAGGAACAAAAGATGTATTTTGTACATTACCTGCAAGTAAGGCTGTTTATTTAGATGCAGCTGGAGTTGCTGTCGGCGTTCAAGGTGGAAATATCACAACTTTAGGAAACGTTTTTACTAATTGGAATAACGTTAATTCCAATACAACAACTACATTGGCTACAACAAGCAATGCTTTTTTAGCGGGCTTAATTACAGTTAGTGCTAATGCAACATGGACCCTTGGAGGAAATGGTTCATTGACTATTATTTAAAATAACAATAAAAACAGTTTGTTTTTACTATAAATGGAGATATAATAAATCATGGCAAGTCAATTAAAAGTAGATCAATTAGCAGGAGCGGCGGGAAACACAGTAACAGTTCCGGCTGGCCAAACATTAGATGTTTTAGGAACTCTAGATATAGATGGTGGTACACTTGTATTACCTAATACAGTAGTAACTACAACAGGTACACAGACTTTAACAAACAAAACTTTAACAGCACCTAAAATTGGTACTTCTATTTTAGATACTAACGGATTAGAATTAGCTTTATTAACAGCTACTAGTTCAGCAGTAAATGAAATCACACTAGCTAACGCAGCAACAAACGCTGGTCCTAGAATATCAGCAACAGGTGGAGATTCTAATGTTGATTTAGATTTATTAGCAAAAGGTACTGGTCACTTAACAGTTAGGGGTAATAGTAATCCTGGTGTTATTCAATTAAACTGTGAACAAAATACACACGGTCAACAAATAAAATCACAACCTCATTCAACAAATACAACTAACATTATGTTGTTACCACAAGGTGCTGACTCAACTTTAGTATCTTTAGTATCCGCAGATACTTTAACAAACAAAACTTTAACTAGTCCTAAAATTGGTACAAATATTTTAGATACGGGTGGAAATGAATTACTTAAGTTAACAGCTACAGGTTCAGCAGTTAATGAATTAACTTTAGCTAATGCCGCTACAGGTGGAGCACCTATTTTATCAGCAACAGGTGGAGATACTAATATTGGTATTACTTTAACTCCAAAAGGTTCGGGAGCAGTTAAATTAGATTTACTTACATTCCCAACAGTAACAGGTTCAGCAGATCAAGTTTTAACATCAAATGGTTCTGGAGTATTATCTTTTGTAGATAACTCTGGTGGAACATCTTGGCAAGCAGTTAAGACAGCTAATTACACAGCAGTAGCAGGAGATGGTGTTTTTGCAAATACAACAAGTGCAGCATTTACAATTACACTTCCAAGTTCACCATCAATTGGTGATGAAGTATCTATTGTTGATTACGCAGGAACTTTTGATACAAATAATTTAACTGTCGGAAGAAATTCTCAAAAAATACAAGGCGTAGCAGCAGATTTAACGGTAGCAACTGAAAGAGCCGGCTTCACATTAGCCTTTACAGACGGAACTCAAGGTTGGCTTCTAAAGAATAATTAAGGAGTTTAATGAGTACTTTAAAAGAAATTAGAGGACAAACAATTAGATCCCTATCCTCAGACCCATCACCGGTAACAACTGGTGACATGTGGTATAACTCAACTACAAAAATATTAAAAGGTGTGCAAGGAGTTGGTGCGTGGGCATCAGGAGGTAATCTTGGAACAGCAAGGCAAGGTCTTTCTTCTGTTGGTGTTCAAACATTAGCTTTAGCTTTTGGTGGTAGGTTAGCAAATAATAGTGCTACAAATTCTACAGAAGAATATAATGGCTCTGCATGGACAGGTGGAGGTAATTTAAACACTTCTCGTTTTGCTTTAGCAGGAGCAGGTACTCAAACAGCAGGGTTGGCTTTTGGTGGTACTCCTAGTACAGCAGACTCCGAAGAATATAATGGCTCTGCATGGACAGAGGGAAATAATTTAAATACTGCAAGAGGAAGTTTAGCAGGTGCAGGAATACAAACTGCCGCATTAGCTTTTGGAGGAGGAAATGGGACAGAATCCTACAATGGTACTTCTTGGACAGCATTAGCGACTATGAACACAGCTAGAGTAGGGATAGCAGGTGCTGGAACTTCAACTGCAGCATTAGGTTTTGGTGGAGAAGGACCTGCACCAAGTTATACTCTTTATAATGTTTCAGAAGAATGGAATGGATCTTCATGGACTGAAGGAAACAATTTAAACACTGCTAGACAACAATTAGGTGGATCAGGTATTCAAACTGCCGCTTTAGGTTTTGGTGGGCAAAATCCTACACGAGCATTTACAGAAGAATATAATGGAACATCTTGGACAGAAATAGCTGACATGTCTACTGCAAGATATACTCTTGGTGGTAATGGTACAACATCAGCATCTTTAGCAGTAGGTGGTTTAACACCTTCTATTACAAACGCAACAGAAGAATTTACAGTAGCTGCTGCAACAAAAACATTTACAACAAGTTAAAAAATTATGACAACATACAAAGAAATATTTGGAAGAAACGTACAAAAACTAGTTTCAGATCCTCCTACTGCAGCATCAGAAGGACAAGTTTGGTACAACACAACCAGTAATGTTTTTAAAAGTACATTATTAATTAGTGCGTGGGCATCAGGTGGAAATTTTCCAGATTCTAGAAGAGGTGGATTTTCCGCAGGAACACAAACTGCATCTTTTTATGCAGGTGGTTATACTTCCGGTACTTTAACAAGTACAAAAATATATAATGGATCTTCTTGGACAGCAGGTCCAACTTTTAATGAATCTAAATTTTTAGGTGCTTGTTCAGGTGTATCAACAGCCGCTATAGCAAATGGTGGAAATGGTCCAGCTGGTGCAGGTTTAGCTACATCTGCAACATTTAATGGTTCATCTTGGACAGCCACTTCCGCAGTGCCAGTAGGTAATCAAGGAAATACTGGTTTTGGAACTTCAACTGCATCAGTAACTATTGGTGGAAGTAATGATAATGACTATAGTGCAGAATGGAATGGTTCATCTTGGACAGCAGGTAATAATTGTAATGTTGGTAGATATGGAGCAGGTGGAAGTGGAACACTAACAGCAGGTTTAGTAGCTGGTGGAGAAAATCCGGGGGCTAGTGCTCAACTTACATCATCAAGTTATGACGGAACTAATTGGACAGCTGGTGCAACTTTAGCACAAGGTAAAACACAGATGTATGGTGGTTCTAGTGGAGCTTCTGCTGGAACTTCAGGTACATTAATTTCTGGAGGAAATGCATATCCAGGTGGTGCAATAACTACAAATTGTCAAGTCTTTAATGGAACAGCTTTTTCCACTACAGCATCTTTATCTACAGGAAGATATGGAAATCAAACAGGGGATAATACAAGTGCTCTTTTTGCTGCAGGTTATACTGCATCAAATGCAAATACAAATGCTGTTGAAGAATTTAATTCAGCTAATACAATAAGAACATTAACAAGTAGTTGATAATGAATAAATTTAACTATATAGTAAAAACAAAGGAGTAAAAATTATGGAATTATTTATGTACGGTACTGCTACAAACACTGGAAAAGGGTTTTTTACCCACCAGGATAGACAAGATTTTTATCTTGCAGGTCACCCTGGAAACGTCTGGGTCATTGGTAAAAATGAAAAAGGCGCTCTATGGTTAGCTGAAAAAAATGGTACTGTAAAAACACATGCAGAAGCACAAGCTATTGTTGACGCAGAAGTAACTGCAGCACAAGCTGTGTATGATGCAATGTCTGATGAACAAAAATCAGAACCTCACAATATTAGACCAGGTCCAATAACACTACCTTACGCATAGGAATTTATAGTGACTGTTTATAATACACTTAAAGGATTAAAAATTAGATACGTATCAACAGATCCTAGTGGAGCAGAAAATGGACAGGTATGGTATAATAGTACTTCGGGTAATTCACGTGTTGCAGGTATTTTAGCTCCGGCAGCATGGTCAAGTGCCCCAGCACCTGCAGTAAATAAAAGTTCTTTTAGTAGTGGTGGAACTCAAACTGCCGCTATATTATCTGGTGCAGCAGGAGCTAATCCCGCTAATTCAGCAAAAGCTGAAGAATACAATGGAAGTAGTTGGACAGCTTTAACAAACATGCCTGCAGCTTATGGTTATAATGTAGGTTGTGGAACTGTTTCCGATTTTGCTTCAATGGGTGGTGGTTATCCTAGTTATGTTTCAACTGTTTTCGATTGGAATGGTTCTGGTTGGACAACCGGTGCTTCTCTTCCAGCCGCAACTATTGAAGCTGGTGCGTGTGGACCTGGACAACAAGCATTATTTGTAGGTGGATATGGTGGTGGAGGTAATTTAGCAACAACTCATGAAAGAAGTGGCGGCTCATGGACAACTACTAACAATCTAAATACTGGAAGATATATTGCAGCTACTACAGGAACTAAAGCAGATGCTATAGCTTCAGGAGGTGTTGTATACCCATCTAGTCCTGCTTATAAAGATTTTGTTGAAACATATAATGGATCTTCATGGACAGCTGAAACTGCATTACCCTCTACTAGAGGTTACAGTGGCTCTGCGGGTTCTAGTTCAAATGATCAATTTATTTTTGGTGGAACTCCTGGTACTGGTAGTTTATCAAATTCTTTTAAATATAATGGATCTTCATGGACAGCAGATGCAAGTCTTGCTACTGCAAGAAATGGTCTTGGTGGTTTTGGATCATCAACAGCTGCTTTATGTGCAGCAAATTATCCATCTCCAAGTGCATCAGAAGAATATAATGGTGCTTCAATTGGAAACGAAAGCATTTCTACAAGTTAACTTGACTTATAACTCTTAATAGTTATATTAAATCTATTCAAAAAGGAGAAGATAAAATGACTATAGAGAAGAGAAATATACATGCACTAATAGAAAAAGAAGCGCCTAGCTTAAATAATTTATTAGATCCAAACGACGTAAAAGAATTTTCACAATTAACAAATGAGCTTAGAGATACTTGGACTAAAAAACAAGTGTTTAGGACTGAGACAGAAATGAGAATGTCTGTTCTTCAAGATGCTAAGTATCCAACTAAAGCTTCTAAGTATTGGCAGTGTGTTAGAGAACAAAATGTTTTCTTAGAAAACTTAATGTCTCTTTCATTTGATGCCAGACGTAATGAAGTTAAACTTAAAAAATTAAAACAAAAACTAGAAACTGAAGAAGATCAATTAAAAAGAGAATTGATTCAAATAGATATAGATGAAAAAACTTATGGAGTTGCTAACATGCAACTTGTAGCAAGAGATAGAATGAGAGAAATTAAACTATGGTCAGTTCTTAAAAAAGAATTTAATGATGGTTCGTTTGATGACAAAGATGTTAACAGTCATCAATTAGATTCTTATCATTTGATAATGAAAAACAAGGCAGAAACATTAACATCAGGTTCATCACAGCCAGAAGTGTTTAATGTATTAGGACAATTACAAACGATAGAAAGAGTTAAAAAATCAGGAGAAATGATTTATAACAAGAAAGAACAATTGACTAATGACCTCGGATCCAAACCAGATTAATTTTAATGTCTGTCCTCTAGGACAAACTGTTTTAAAGTATGAAGTGCCACTTGATATATTTAATACTATTAATCATATCTATGAAACAAAGTATCCAACATTACCTCCAGCTAATAAACAATTAGTAGGTAAGATTGAAAAAGAACATAGTTTATTTTATCAAGGCGCAGACACTTCTAAAATGCATCATCACAATATGTTAACAAATAATGTATTGCAATGGATTGATAAAGCTATGGGTCACTATCTAGACTGGAATAAAATCAAAGATTATAAAAAATCTTTAAACTCTATTTGGGTTAATCAAATGTTTCAACATGAATACAATCCAGTACATGTGCATCAAGGAAGTTTGTATACAGGTCTATCAAGTGTGATGATTTTAAAATTACCGGAATCTTTTGGAATAGAGTATTCTTCAGAACAAAACCCTATGAACGGTAAGTTACAGATTATGGGATCGGTATCAGGTCAATTTGCAACGTGTGATTATTCTCCTGATATTACTGAAAGAGATTTTTATATATTTCCATATGATGTTAGGCATTGTGTCTATCCTTTTAATGGACCAGGATATAGAAGAACGTTGTCTGCAAACATGGATGTAGATTACAATCCAATCATAAATAGAGGAAGAAGTTGATGTACGAAAATACAATAATAACAGAACCTAAATGGAAAAGTTGGATTATTAAAACAACAGAACCATTGTTTTCACCAGATCAATGCAGGCAAATTATTGCATCAGGTAGAGCACAAAAACCACAGACAGCACAAGTGGGTATGGATAAACCAGGGGGTGGAACCGATACAAATAAAAGAGTAACAAAAATAAGTTGGATTCCATTTAAAGAAATGGAACCTATGTATAAAGATTTAAATACATTTATTCAAAAATCAAATGAAAATCATTTTGGTTTTGGTGATATACAAATTACAGAACAAGCTCAATTTACTGAATACCCTGTTGGAGGGTTTTATGATTGGCATATGGATTGTGATGTTAATATGACTAATGAACCGCCAGTAAGAAAAATATCAATGACTCTTTTGTTAAATGATACATCGGAATTTGAAGGTGGCGATTTAGAATTAATGGCTCCAGGAAAAGTTGCAAGTTTAAAACAAGGCCATGCTGTTTGTTTTGCTTCATTTTTAAATCATAGAGTACAACCAGTAACTAAAGGTATGCGACAATCATTAGTTGTTTGGTTTGGAGGTAAACCTTTTAGATGATTAGAGAAGAATTTTTTCCGACAAATGTTTACGGTAAGGATGTACAGTTAGACAATAATAAACTAGCACAAGATATTATTAACTGGTCCAATCAAGATCCAGGTGTAGCTAAAACTAACGTTAAAGGCTGGCACTCAACAACAGACATGGCATCAAAGCCAGAGTATCAAACTTTGGTTAATGAACTAATGATTATGTCTAAAGATATATTTAAAGAAGAATGGTTAGATAGAGAACCGGTTTTAGGTAATATGTGGGCTAACATAAATCCTAAAGAAGGGTCTAATCAACCCCATATACATCCTAACTCTTTATTTTCAGGTGTGTACTATGTTAAGTCAAACCCACAAGCTGGAAGACTTAAGATATATGATCCAAGACCTGGAGCACAAATAGTAATGCCTGTACGAAAAGAAGGTCAACCTCCTAAACATCTATGGAAAGATGCAAATCTTGACCCAGTAACTGGAAGACTTATAATGTTTCCAGCGTGGTTATGGCATGCGGTAGAACCTAATCAATCAGATGAATTAAGAATATCAGTAAGTTTTAATTTTATACAACATGGCTTTTAATAAATATCAAGTAATCAAAAATGCTGTTAGCTACGAGCTAGCTAATTTTATATTTAATTATTTTCTTCTTAAAAGAGATGCAGTTAAGTATATGTACGAAAATAATATAACCTATGACAATGGTATGTTAGGTACATGGACTGATACCCAAATTCCAAATACTTATTCTCACTATGCAGATAATGTAATGGAGACATTATTGGTAAAAGTATTACCAAAAATGCAACAGGAAACAGGGTTAAATCTTGTTCCAACTTACTCTTATGCTAGAATATATAAAAATGGAGACGAATTAAAACGACATAAAGACAGACCAAGTTGTGAGATATCAACTACAATTAACTTGGGTGGTGAGCCATGGCCAATCTTTATAGAAGGCACAGAAGTCTTGCTTGAAGTAGGAGATATGTTAGTATATAGTGGATGCGAACTAGAACATTGGCGAGAGCCTTTTGAAGGAAACATTTGCGGTCAAGTATTCTTACATTACAATCATGTAGATGGCCCATTTGCTGATAAAAACAAATTTGATGGGCGAACTATGTTAGGTCTTCCTTCAGGTATTTAAGTTTAATATTTATAAGGATTATATGTTAGGATTTTCATCATTCGCAGAATTACCATTTGCTACCTCATCTGAATCAGATGGAGCAGTAACAATTAGTGTTACTGGTAATGCCCTACAAATTAGTATTGGTAATGTAGGTATTACAGCCGATTCAATTGTTGAAATTGCAAATCCCAATAGATTAACTTTAGGTGCTGGAACTGTAACAATTACAGGAACTGCTAACCTTTCTGTTACAGGAAATGCTACTGCATTAAGTGTTGGAACTGCTATAGCTACTGCAGACCTTATATTACCTGTAACTGGAAATGCGTTGACCTTATCGGCAGGAACTGTTACAGTAACTGGAACAGCGTTAATAAGTCCTGTAGGATCTCAATTAGTTGTAGGTTCTGGAGAACCAGGAATTATTACTTGGAATGATATTATTCCCGGTGTAAACATGACTTGGACAGAAATAGAACCTTACTAATATGGCATCAACTTATTCAAACGATTTAAAATTAGAACTTGTAGCAACTGGTGAAAAAGCTGGTCTATGGGGATCTATTACTAATACTAACTTACAAATTTTACAACAAGCAGCTTCAGGTTTTTTATCTTTAGCTATGACGGGTAACGCAGATATTACGGTACCTTTAACAGATGGAGCAGTATCTAATGGTAAAAATTTATACTTTAAACTAACTGGTACTTTAGCACGTAATCAAACTTTAATAATGCCTGCTGGTTCTGAAAGAGTTTTTATAATAGAAGACGCAACAGATAGAACTACAGCAAACAAATATACTTTAAGTGTTAAAACAGCAAGTGGAACAGCACTAGCAGTTCCTATAAAAGCAGTTATGCTTCTTAAATCAGATGGTACTAATACAACTAAAGCTATTACAGAAAAAGGATATTTTACAATTACTTCTTCTGCAATTACTGCATACACAGCTATATCAGGAGATCAACTTTTAATAGATACTACTCAAACAACAGTTACTATTACTTTACCTGCTGCTCCAGCAATTGGAGATGAGTTAGTTATTATTGATGCAAGAGGAACTTTTGGATCTAATAACGTGACTATAAATAGAAATGGTAAACCTATTAATTCTGGAACAAACAATCTAGCATTAGCCATTAACGGTCAAGCCATAACTTTAGTATTTATAGACTCTACAAGAGGCTGGTCTTTTAAAACAAACACAGCATAGGGGCACAATAGATGCTCACTAAAATTAAATTTGCACCTGGAATAGACAAACAAGACACTAGCGTTGGTGCGGTTGGTCGTTGGGTAGATTCAGATAATGTAAGATTTAGATATGGACTTCCAGAAAAAGTTGGAGGTTGGCAGTCTTTACTTAACCAAAGTATAGTAGGTGTCTCAAGAAAACTACATTCATTTGTTGATTTAGATGGAAACAGATACACAGCTATAGGTACAGATAAATTTTTACTTATATATTTTGAAGGACAACTTTTTGATGTAACTCCTTTTCGTAGTAATAACGCTGGAGTACTAACTACTTTTACATCATCTACATTAGCAACAAATAGTACATCAGTTAAAACTTGTACTATCACAACTACATCAGCTCATGATTTAGTGATAGGAGACATGGTTGTATTAGATTCAGTAACTTTACCTAATGGTACAGGACTAGCAAATGCTGATTTTGAAGATAAACTATTTCAAGTATTATCCGTTCCCACTCCTACAACTTTTACAATTAATTCTTTAAACCAAGCAACAAGTGCCGTATCTACCGGTGGATCTATAATAGTTAAACCTTACGAAACTGTAGGACCTTCAGAACAAACTTATGGTTATGGTTTTGGTATAGGAGAATTTGGTGGAGTAGTTGCTGGAGCATTGACAAATACTTTATCTTCAGGAATTAATGATAGTGTAAGTACTATTCCTGTTACATCTAACACAGGATTTCCTACAACAGGAACTATTTTAATTGGTACAGAACTTATTACTTATAGTGGTAAGGGAACTAATACATTTACTGGAGCAACAAGAGAAGCTTTAGGTACAACAGCTACATCTCACAGTAACTCCGCAGTAGTTACTAATGCAACAGACTTTACAGGTTGGGGTAATGCAGTTGAAGCATCTATTGTAACTCTAGAACCTGGTCTTTGGTCTTTAAGTAACTTTGGTCAAGTACTAGTTGCAACTATTGCAAATGGTAAAACTTTTACATGGGATTCAGAAATTCCAGCTAGACTAACAACAAGAGCATCTACTACTACAACAGGATTTCCAACAGCTATAGCAACCGGTGTAGGTAACCCAACAGCTACCAGAGAAACTTTAATTTCACCTACCACTAGACACTTAATTCATTTTGGAACAGAAGTAACTATTGGTGACCCTACTACACAAGATGATATGTTTATTAGATTTTCACAAGATGAAGACATTAATATATACACTCCCCTTGCAACTAACACAGCAGGTTCTCAAAGAATTCAAGATGGTACAAAAATTATGGGAGCGTTGGTTGCTAAAGAAAATATTCTAGTGTGGACTGATAACTCTTTATACACAATGAAATTTGTTGGAGCTCCATTTACATTTGGCTTTGAACAAGTTGGAACTAACTGTGGACTGATAGGTAAGAACGCAGCTATAGAAATTGATGGTGTTGCTTACTGGATGTCTAACAATGGTTTCTTTGCTTTTGATGGTACCGTAAATTCATTACCTTGTTCAGTAGAAGATTATGTTTATGATGATTGTGATACTACAAAAGGTCAACAAATTAATGCAGGTATTAATAACTTGTTTACAGAAGTTGTATGGTGGTATCCATCAACAGGATCTGATTTTAATAATAGATCTGTAACTTATAACTACGGACAAAGTAACCAACCTACTCCAATGGGTAATTGGTACACAGGAGTTAATACTAATTCTATAAGAACTTCTTGGATTGATTCTTTAATTTATCCAAAACCTTATGCTACAGCTTTTAAAAGTGCAAACACAGGAACTTTTCCAAGTGTTATTGGAGAATCTGGCTTAGGACAAACTTTATTTTTTGAACATGAAGTAGGTACAGATCAAATTAATCCAGATGGAACTACAACAACTTTAACTTCTTTTATTGAATCTTATGATTTTTCTTTGCAACAAGATCAAAGTGAGGTATTCCTAGCTATGAGAAGATTTTTACCAAACTTTAAAGTTTTAACAGGGGATTCACAAGTTACTATTGCGGTAGCAGATTATCCAGCAGACCCAAATACTGCAACTCAACTAAGTCCTTTTACTATTAACTCTACTACAACTAAAATTGATACTAGAGCTAGAGGAAGGTATGCAAATTTAAAAATAGCTAATACAGGATCTGGTCAATCATGGAGATTTGGTACATTCCAAGTTGACATACAACCAGACGGAAGAAGATAATGGCAAAAATTGTAGTAAGATTACCAGAACCTAGAAGAGAATATACTGAAGATAATCAAAGACAAATTAATAGAACTATAACGTCTATGATTACACAATTAAATTCTACATTTTTAAAAGATATGAGAGAACAACAAGAAAGGTTTACTTGGTTTATTAATTAATGGCTAATATATATAAAAAAATAAATGACGATTTAATAAGTAACACTCAAAAAGATGTGTATACAGTTCCAGGTAATTCTAGAGCTTTAGTAAAATCTATTCATGTTTATAATGAAGGTGCAGGAGATGCTGTAGTTACAATTAAAATTAATTCTGATAATGTAGATTATTTTTATAATAAAAAAACTATAGCTGCAGGTGCTACTCATGAATTTATTATTAACGTATTAATTTTACAAGAAGATAATAAGTTAAAAATGCTATCAGATATTACAGGACCAGATATAACAGTTAGTATATTAGAAATAAACAGGGAGGACTCATAATGTCATTTATAGAAACAGAAGCGTCGATAAGATATGAAACAATTGATGGTAAAGAAATACCAGTAATTACACCTAAGTGTGAAATAACTTTAACTAATACAGTAACAAATGTAGAGTATAATTCTGACGCCGAAGCGTTAGCCGATGTACAAGATCCTAATAGTGATACTAAGACAGAACATATACGTAGAGACGTTAATATAACTGTTGCACATTTTGATTTAGGTGCAAAAACTAATATATTCTAGATTGACTAGTGGTAAAAACTCTAGTAAATTGGTGTACAATAGCATATATACAAGTCTTGCTAACTTGCTTTTCAACAATATAATTTAAAGAGAACTATGGGATTTTTATCAAAATTAAATAGAAAACGTAAAAAACTTACTAAGAAAGTAGTAGAACCTTTTACTAAAGGTTTTGCTAAAATTTCAGATAAATTTATACCTAATGAATTAAGACCAGCTATGCCTTATTTAGCAGGTATTGGTTCACTTATGTTACCTCCTGGAATGGGTCCTTATATGAGGGCACTTGCTTCAGGTGCTATTAATGTAGGTGGACAGATTGCAGCAGATGAAAGTTCTACAGGTGATCTAAGTGATATAAATATGTTATCAACAGCATTAGCTGCTGGATATGGGGGATTAGGTTCTGATAAAGTATCGGGAGCTATGAGATCTGGTATTGAAACTGGAGTTCCTGCGGAAGCGGCAGGTGCAATGGGGCCTTCAGAATTAGGAATGACAACTAGAGGACCAGGATTTTTACAAGGTGCGGAGAATATAGGTAGAGAAGGAATAGCAAGTCTATCAGATTATGCAACAGGTGGTAGACAAGATTTAGTTAATCTTGGAAGGAACCCAGGAAGTTTATTTAGTAGTGCAAACAAATTTCAAGGAGCTAAGGATGCAGCAAAAGCATTAGCACCAACTTTTTCTCAAGCTACAGGTGATGTAGCATACGAAGCTGCAATAGATGCACAAGAAGCAGCAGAAGCTTTAGACGCAGAAGAACAAGCAGAGTTTGATTCAACTAATAAAGCAACAGATTCTAATAGAGCTAGCTTACAGATGAATTCTATGCGACAAGCAGGAATTTCTGAAGACACTGTTGAAGAAACATTAGCAATGAATAATTTAAGTGAATACTATGTTGCACCGCAGTCAGCAGCTTATGGTGGAATGATGGGAAGAAATGATTATGAATTTGGTGGTATAACTGAAGCTCTTAATAATGCAGGAGCAAGAGGATTAATGACTGAAAATAATAATATGGGTGGTATAATGAATGGTTACAATATGGGTGGAAGTGTGTTACCACAAGGTATGGAAATGGATTACAGACAAGGTGGTTTTATTCCTATGGGCTCTAAAGAAAGAGCAGATGATGTGCCAGCAAGAGTAAGTAAAAATGAATTTGTAATGACTGCTGATGCGGTAAGAGCTGCAGGCGGTGGAAGCGTAAATGAAGGAGCAAAAAAAATGTACGAAATAATGAATAACTTAGAGGCAAGAGCATAACATGGCACTAGAACAAACCCAAACCTTACCAGCACCGGTACTAGAAGCAGCCTTAACGGCATTTACACAAAAATTACCTCCTTTAATGGGGAAACAAATTAACACGGCAGGCTATGCACCACAAGTAGCAGCACAAAATACATTACAAACCGGCGCTCAAAATGCAGCGGCAGGTTTAGGAAGTTTACTTGGACCGGGAGCCGGAACTGGTCAAGGTTCAATCAATTCTTACATGTCACCATACCAACAACAGGTTATGGACACTACCCTTGCTGAGTTTGACAGAAATGCTGCTATGCAACAAACAGGTTTAAGAGATCAATCAATTCAATCAGGTGCTTATGGTGGAGCTAGACAAGGTGTAATGGCTACAGAAGCTATGAGGGGCAGCAATATGGATAGAGCAGGACTTCAAGCACAATTATTAAATCAAGGATTCAATCAAGCACAACAAACAAGAGCAGGTGATCTTCAAGCACAACAAGGTTTAGGAACTTACCAAGCACAACTTGGTCAAGGCCTACAAGGATTTGAACAAGCAGGATTAGATGCAACTACACTTGCAGCAAGAGAAGCTGAGTACGAACCGTTTACAAGACTAGGTTTAGTTGGACAACAACTAGCACAAATACAACCAGGAGCTTTTGCTTCTACTAACGTTGGTTATCAATCAAGTGCAGCACCGGCAAGCCCTATGGCTAGCTTCTTAGGAGGAGCAGCAGGAGCAGGTGGAGTACTTGGTAAAATGGGAATCTTTGGATAATGAGTAGAATTTTAAATAGACCAATGTTTAGAGGTGGTGGTAAAGTTTCCAGCTATGGAAATGGTATTACTACTGGACTAGCGGACGGCGGAATGCCTTTGCTAGTAGGTCAACATCCTAACTCTGCTAAAGGACCCGATGGTAGGGAAATGCATGAAAAAGTTTTAACAGTTAATAAAGATTATTTAACTAAAGATTTTTTTAATAAAGATTATAAAAGCAGAGATTATACAGAAAAAAGAGAAGAATTTAAAGCTTACGAACCTGAATTTAAAACTGAACAAGATTATTTAAATGCTTATTCTAAAGAACTAGATCAAAAAGAATTTGATATTATGGCAGGGATGGATGATTATTCAGGGTATAAAGGTAATCAAGAAAGATATGATTATTTAGCAAAAGAAGATGGACAAGATGAATTTATAGATAGAAAAAGAATGGCTCAAAATAAAATAATAGATGAGGCTTCTAACTATGGTCTCGATAAACAAACAGATTTAGAAAAACTTATAATAAGTCAAACTAAAAATGATACACCTGCTGTAAGAACAGAAGCTGAAATAGAAGCTGACTTACTTAAAAAATTAAAAGGTAAAGAATTAACTAAAGAAGAAGAATTAGCCGCATTAGAAAAGGAACAAGCTTTTTTTGAAAAAGCAATGGGTGGTGGTAAAGCTGCTATGATAGATGATTTATCTACTATGGGATTAAATTACGCAGCTGGAGCTTTCAAAGAAGGAGCTACGGTTAAATCTTCTTTTGCAGATTTCTTTGAGAAAGAATCTAAACGTCCTAGTAGAAGAATGAAAGTTAAAGATGCAGCAACTCAAGCAGCTATTCAATCATATCTAACAGGCAAAACATCTTATCAAAAATTTCAAAATGATATAGATTCTTACGGAACAAAATTAGCAATGAAAGATAAATTTGAAAAAAAAGATTTAACTATAGATAATGTTTTAAGAGCCGAAGCAGGTAATAATGGTAAAGTAACTAATGA